TGCAATATAAACAGGCTTATCAATTAATTGCGTTCGGCTATTTGTAAGCCATATCGTGTCCGTAGGAATTGAATCGTAATTAAATTGTATTACTGTGTAAGTTGTATCATATTTTACAACCGTGTCAATTTTTGATATTACACATGGCAAAGAATCTTGGCAGTAATTAGCCAACAATTCTGGATAATCTTTATTTATTTTTTCAATTGATTTCTTTGCCATTTTTGAAGTCATACAACCGCATAATAAAAGCAAAAAAATAACTTTAAATTTCATAAATAAATTTTATTAAGTACCAATAAAAAAACACCATTAAAATAATGCAACAGCAATAAAAAAAACTATCGTTATTTTTCACGCTTTAAAAATCCGCCTGTTGAATTTGTAAATAAGTTTTTCATAATGTACGCAAGACCTGAAGTAAGTGCCATTGTGCCGATTGCTTTCCAATCAAACACTAAACTCCCAGCTTCAACAGTTTGATACACTACAGTAATAACAGTTGACAATACTGCCATAATAAGACCTTTGATAAAGTCGCTTGAATTAAGATTTAAGAATGTACTCATAATTTATTTTTTTGATTTTTTATAAATAGAATAAACGCCACTTGTAATCGCAACAAGCGACGCAACAAAAGTTAATATTGGTTGTATATCGGATAAAGATATTACTGCGCAAAAACCACTAATCGCCGTTAATGGTGGATTATATTGATTCATTATTGATTATTAATTTTAAGCGTCTTTAATTCTGTGATGTCATAAATTACATATTGTATAAAATCAGGCAAATCTTGTTCCGAAATTTCAAAAGAATTTGGAAATGCTCCAAAGATTGGATGATCTTCCATTATACCTGAATAATTAGATAAATCCACTATTGTATAAGTATTAGTATTTACGCTGTTTATTTGTCTTATGTGCTTCATAATTAATCAGTATAATATGTACAAGTTATAAAAGCATTTACCGCTGTTGTTGCCGTGTATCCTAAATTAAATTCAAATCCATTGTTAGCGGTATTATTTCTTAAAAACCCCCTTGTACCACTATTTGTTAATGTTGATTGATTGGTAATATTAACGCTGCCAACTATTGGATATAAGTTATTCAATGCGCTTGTTAATCCTGCTGGCTTTGAAGGTGTTGGGGCATCGGATGGCAAAGCTACCGTTAATGTTGAATTTGCAGAACCTGCATTAGCATAAACTAATGAAATGTTTATCGTAACCATTTTGCCGATACGTGTCCAACGATACGTTAAATTACCCGATGTTGGCGCAGTACCATTCCAAGCAATAGAACCTGTGTATGTGCCTGATGTATCTTTAAATGGTAAGGCTTGGGCGTTAGCCGATGCTGTTGTATTATTTGCTAAAAAAGAATAAGGTTGAATAGATTTGCTTTGTAGAAGTGATGTATCTGCAATATTTAATTTAAGATTAATTCTATTACTTAATGATAATGTGTCAGCTGTATTTAATTTAGCTGATAAATCGCTACTATCTGCTAACGTGTAACTTTTATTTTGAAACGTATAAACCCTATCAGCTGTTTGTTGAGTTTTTAAAGTTGAGTAATAATTACCAGCATTTTTATATTTTAAATCTCCGTTGCTATTAGCGTATAATACCGTTGATTGACCTGTTGCGGTTGCATCGCTATTTTGATGCTTAAAATGTATGTGACCTAATCCGTTTGTGCCTTCTACTTGAAATGATTGAGCCGATATTTTAAACGCTCCTAAATCTACATCTTGCGTAGCACCTGTATAAGGTATTTTTAAATTAATCCTATTGCTTAAACTTGCCGTATCTGTTTTGCGCAAATACTTTGTAAGCATATTTGATGTATCGGAAATATTTACTTTTAAATTTATTCTATTGCTTAAACTTGTTGTATCAGTTGAGCCACCGCCTCCAGAAACCGCCGTCCAAGTTAGCGTTTTAGGATTGTAAGTATAAAAAACCGCATTGCAACTATCGTAAGCAATCGCTCCGTTTTTTGTATATTTCACTACGCTTTTAATTGTAGGCACACCGCAAACCGTTGGAATCTGTAAAGTAGAATCGAACGCCATACGATTAGCACGATAGCCGTATTGCGGCATTTCCTGATATACTTGAGCGTTTACTTTTGCACTAATGCAAATCAATAAAAATAAAATTAGTTTTCTCATATTGGAAAATCGCAGTTGTTAAAATCGCTTACCGTTGTTAAATTAAATGTTACCGTTACGCCACTTAAATAATCTTCAAACTTTTCACTTATTGCCGTCCAACTTATTGTCGTGTCGACGCTAATTAATTTATCTTGTCTTAATGCCATTACAATATCATTCGCCACTCCGTGCATATTACCTACAACCTCCGTTTCAAATTCGCCTTCTACTCCCGATTTATCAATAAACCAAAATTGTATCTGGTAAATCAATTCGCGCCCTACGTTAAAATTTCCCGTGTCCATTACATAAGATGCAACAGGTAACAACGGCTGGCTAACCCATCCTAACCATTCTAACGGACTTGCAAACCTGACTTCTTTTATCATTGGGTGGCTTTGCAATAACGCCTGGATTTTTGTTACTATTTGGTTGTAAGTCATTTTTCTTTTTTACTTTTTCTATAAATTCTAATTTATATCCTTTACTCAAAATGTGTAAAATTTATCGGTATAAAAATGTAAATAATTCTCCAGCTATTGCTACATCGCCCGTAGGTAATGTTATTACGTTGCCGTTAATTTGTATTTTACCTGTGTCGCTCGTTGGCCCATTAACAATTACTTTACTTAATCCCGATCGTGTTGCAACTAAAACAATTCTGCCATACAAATCATTAACGTTAAATGTAGCTTCGTTTCCAACCGCTGTATAATATGCAATTTGCGGAATAGAATAACTACTTGAGCCATTAACCCAGCGTGGCGTATTTGGAACGTAATCGTTACCTAAATAGATAGGCGATGTATAAGCCTTTGCTTCTGGAAAAATAACATCTAATCCGCTTCCGTGATTCAAATACTCATAATACAAAGTATAATTCTCTTGCAAATATTTTATCAATCTTGTTTTGTAAAACTCAGCCATTGACAAATACTTTTGCTCAATTAATTCCATATCGGCACGCGAAGGGGTGTTACTTTCTTCAGCCGTCTTCTGCAAAAACCCTTTTGAAAATAATTGAAAGCCCATAATCATAGGTAACAAAGACATAGTAAACCAAATCAAAGCATCGGTAACATAAGTATCTAACAAAGTTTTTTCGTCGTTTGTTAGGTTATCAGCTACAACGCCATCTTGTAAACGTTGATATAATTTACTTCCAAGCGCAGGTTGAATATACATATCGCCAGCAACTTTAACCATTGGAAAAATTTGTTTTCCGTCGATATTGTTACTCGCGCCTGTTCGGTCTTTAAATAATTGTTCGGTTATGAATAAAATGTTTTTGCTCATTATTTTGCTACCATTAATTTTGATGACCAAATGTGCCTACACGATTCTCTATGTTCGCCATCGCTCATTGTATACCAACCACCGCGACGTTCCCAAACTGAATAACCCAAACGAACGCTCAAACTTTCAATATCCGACCTACTCCAAGATTTGCCAGCGTTTGACATTTCTCGCATCTTTAAACAAAATGGTCGGCTTGTATTCATATCCTTATCGCTAAATCCTAAACGCCAATCGTATTTGTAACGAATAAATAATTTAGTTGTTTTCGGCTCGCCTCCTAATTCGCTAACCGTTTTTAAAACATTATATTTCGGAGTTTCATTTACTTTTGATTCATTAACCGAAATTATTTTTTTTTTGATAAAATCAGCAATTATTTCTTCTACTAATGCAGTATCTATTTTAAGATTTTGACTAATAACGTTTGGCGTTATGTTTTTATCCTTTGTAATTAAATCTAAAATACTCGCTTGCGTTTGCGTCAAATCTTCAGCAAAATTAATCCTATCAAATCCAACTTCATTAAAATTATACTCTCCGCAACTTTCAAAATATTCAATCATTCGCTGATCTTCGCTCATTGAAAATTTTTGTAGTTCATCTTCGGTTAATGGGTTATCGTCTAATCCTAAAAAAACATTTACATCGGAATCAGTAAAACCAAAACCATTTTTAAGCATTAAACCTGCCTGCTCTTTAGATAGTTTGCCGCTCCCGAACTGCCTAACAATTCGCATAACGTTTTGATATTGGCGACCGCTTAAATTCTTTATAGAATCGTTTGGTAATTCAATCGCTTGTTGAACGGGTTGCTCTACAACTGCTGTTTCGCCGTCCGATGTAACCTGACCAACTTGCAACGGCTCGCGCCCCATTAACTCCCTAATTTCATTTTGAGTTAAATTCGCCACCATAATAGCTTCCGTAAACTCAAACTTCAACGGCTCTAATGGTATAATATTAAACTCCCCAACCTCGCCTTTTAAGTTTCTAAAATCAGTAAAAACTTGGTTAAATTCCTCTTGGCGTTCCTGAACGTATGTATTATTAAATATTTCGTAAGCGTCGCGGATTTCAGTACGTCCGCCCAATTGCCCCTCTGTTTTAATTCCAAATAAAGACGGCGAAGTTATTTGATGCGATGCGAATATTTCCTGTTGAATTAAATTATTGATGTTTGTAAAATCCTCTTTAGTTAGCATTGTAGTACCCAGATTTTGTATATCAGCGCTATTCTCTTTGGACTTGTTAAACATTATTACAACACGCTTTCCGCTGTCGCCAGTAAATTTCTTTAATAAACCTTTCTCAACTTCGCCTTTGTGTTCCTCGTTAATCGGATCGCCATTGTTTAAGTTGATAAGTGTACTCCCTACAAACCCTTGTTTTGCATTGCCTAAAATATGGCGCGATACTTCAATATCAGATTCAATATAATTAAGACCTTGAAAATAAGACGGCAATGGATAAATTTCGCTCGTTGGGTTGTATTCTCTTTTATAATATATCTGGCTACCTGTTGTATTCTGCGTGCTAAATTGTGGGTATTCGCGTGGCTTTTCCTTCCAATCTAACCAATCGTTTTTTATGTAAAAACTACTTAAATTTTTTGCAACTCTAACTTTACTAAAATCGATATGATACACTTCGCTAATTTGCCCAATGCGATTCCAAATAACTTGTAAATAATAACCTCTAAAAAGTTCATCGTCTTTAACACATTTCTTTAAAATATCGTTCCACGATTCGCCTCTACTATTTGCTTTGCCCTTTTCCTCAAACCCACGCCCAAAAATGTATGTTGATTTACCTTTAACGATTGCTCCGTGCTTTGGCGATTCATTGTAAAGCGAAAGTAAATATTCTGGATAATTATTCATTTCGCCAAACTCAACATAACCCTTATTTTTCTTTTCAGTAAATACAGGTTGCAAAGCGCGGTCAAATTGTAATACGATATGTTTGTATTGATTATCCATTGTATGTTACAAATGTGTTTGATTGTTCGTTATATTCACTCGGTGCAAATGTTGTTGAAGGATGTAAATAAGCATAACCACTCTCAACGTTATTTAAACCGCTTATATTCGTGTTTGAACTACTTGTCTGCTCATATACATTATAAGTCCAAAAACCTTCTTCAGCGCCATTAAAACGGCTATTAGTTACCAAAGAAAATTTATTATAACGCAAAGTAGTTGAAGTATTTGTTGCTACAAATTTAACGATATCTTGCGTAACCCTGTTTGTAAATACAAATAAAAAATAAGGATTAGTTAAAACGCAATTTTGCGAAGCATTAAAAAAAACTGTTTGCGTTAATCCTTTTGTTAAATGTATCATTTTT